AGCCAGATCAATGTCGACATTATAAACGGAACTAGTAGGATAATTTTTAAACTTAATGGAATATCCCATTGTTTCGAGTGATTTTTGAACACTATACCGCCCCGATAAAGTTTTTTTAGATCTTGAATTCCTATCTACACTAATTTTTGAAACCTCGGGATAACCAACAAAGGTTCCTATTTCACTCGACCCAATAAATTGAGAGATATACTTTTCGGCGTTTGTTGTTTGTGTCGTGTCGATAGAAATTTGAAGCCCACCTGTAGAAACCGAATCAAATTCATAATAAGCTGAATTTTCTGAAAAGGAAGTTTCTGTAATATTAGTTTTAGTAACGCCACCAATGCCTATAACATTTGCAAAATGAACGTATGAGGCACCTGATAAATACTTAACGGTAAACCCTTTAAAGTTACAATCAAGTAAAAGGACCCTATCAATTGTTTGCGTGTCAAAGGTCACTGTTAAAGTTTCGGTGGTAGTATCATTTGAACCGACCGAGCGCCAATAGGTATCGACATCAAGGTCAAGCGCATATTTTGCAGAGGCGTTGCCAGTACTACCAACGGCCGACCCATCTTTTATTTTATTTTCATATAGAAATTTTATTCCGCCAGTAACCGCCATTATGCCGCCTCCTCTCTAGAAATTCCTAAAGCCTGATTTTCAATTTGTCTGGCCGTTAATACTTGACTGGCCTCTTCTCCATCGAATCCTATTATAACTTGGGTTGTAGAATCATTTCCAAAAACCTCTTCATCTCTTGACGCTCCGATAGAATTTAAAGCATCATTGGCATCTCTTTGAGGTATTACTAATTCTCCGGGCATTAACATGGCCGGCACCGAATCTATTCCTTTAATTCCACCCGAAACTATTCCACCATCGGCCAATTTTTGAGCGTTCAAGGTGTGAATCTGCTCAACTCCAAAAGCTATTTGGGCCGCCGCTAAAACGGCCCCAATAATTGGGCCAGCAGGAACGCCGAAAAATTCCACCGCCCCTTTCATTGCACTAGATGCCGCTGCTACAGTATTGGCAACGATTGAAACATTGGCCCCAACTTTTGCAATGGCCCTTAATTCTTTATTCTTAGATGAGGCCATACCAGCAAATTGAGAGGCAAATTGTTTGGCTTCTTTAAAACGATTATCATCCAAAACCTTCATCGTTTTATAATAGGCCTTCATCCCACCGGTTAATTTTAAATTATGTTTCTGCTCAAATTTTAATTCATCGTTTTGATCTTTAATTCTCTTTTTTTGTTTTTCATCAAAGGCCTGCTTTTCTAATTCTTTTTCAGTTAGTATAAATTTAGAAAGTTCTTCTAATTTTAAAAGTCTCTCTTCCTCGGTATAAAGACGAAACATTTCATCATATTCTTGATTCATTTCCATTTTTGCAAGTTGCTCTTCTCCAAGTAATTCAAGAACCTTTTCTTTATATCGCTCCTGTTCTTCATAAAGTCTTTTATTATAGTATTTGATTGTTTGCTCAATGGCTTCAGCGGCCTTGGCAACGGGTAATGTTGTTCCGGGTAATTTATCATTCCATTTCTCATCTACATTTTTTTTAAAAGTACTAAAATCTTCGCCAACTTTTTTAAGGGCATCACTAATCACGCCTTTTATTATAGTAAAATGGGTTACCATATGGGCCGGGTTAAATATAAACCCGGTTGAAAAATAAGATGCGATTGTCGTAAAAAATTCTTTTGCCGTAATTCCTATAGTATCAAAACCTTTTATAAAAATCTTAACCGTTTCTTTCCAAAGTAATTTTGTTCGATCTATATTCTTTACAAAGTCAGACATAAAAGTGGTTATTGCTACCGACGCCCCTATAAGTAAAGCCCCTATACCCGTTGAAACAAGCGTAGCCCTAAAACCTTTTAATGAAATAGAGGCCGCTGTAATTGCCGTTCTTAATCCATAAAAACCGGCCGCCGCCGTAGCAAGACCCGCTGTTAATGCCGCCAAATTTGTCGCAAATAATAAAACCGTAGCCGCCATATCTGAAAATTCTTTACCATGGGCTTTTAATAGTTTTACTAGAATTTCATTTAACCAATGGGCCATTTCTGATAATGGTTTCGTTAATTTTTTACCAATAATTTCTGCTATGTCTCCAAGAGTGTTCCCTAATTGAATAAATCGACCGGTCCCTTCGGCCGTTGCTCTTGCCTGACCACCAAATTGGACTTGTAATTCTTTTAAAATAATTGCTTGAGCAGAGGCCACGTCATTTATTTTTACGAAAGATTTAACGAGGTCTTTTTGCTCATCACTAAATTGAATCCCGGCACGAGTCATGGCCGTGATACCTAGAATAGGGTCATTTAAAGCTTTACCTAACATCAAGGCTGAACTTTTTAAGTCAGTCCCTAAAGCGGCCGACATATCTAAAACGGTTTCGGTGGCCTTTGGAAAAACATCTTTTCCAATTTTAGTAAAAGTTAAAAGTAAAGATTGAGCGCCTATAATGGCCTCATCTCCAAAGGTTGAAACCTCTTGAAGGCTACTTGCCATGTTAGTTAATTCTTTCGCTGTTAAACCAACGGCATTCCCGGTTGATTTTAAGGCGGCCCCTAATCTCGTTTCGGCTTGCTCTTGAACTCTATAAGTAGCAATTAACCCGGCTATTGTAGCCGATAAACCGGCAAAGGCTATCGTGGCCTTTGTTGCAATTCCTGTTAGTGTTTGTTGTAGCTTTTTAGTACTCTTTTCAGTTTGGCCTAACGCTTTTTGAAAGTCGGCCGTGTCACCATTTATTTTTATCGTTAAATTATTGACCGCCATATTCTAACCTCTTTCGTTCACGGGCCTTATTCAATGCAATTTTCATGGCCTCTTTTTGATCGTCACTTAAATCAATATTTTTTTCATCATCTCTCATAGGGCCATTCGATTCTAATTTTAAACCCTGTAAAGACGCTTTAAAAGATCTATCAGAGTTTATTCTAAGGCCTATTTTTTGAAGTCTCCAATATATTTCATGCAATGACATTTTTAAAATATATTCAGTACTCCATCCATAATTAAAACTAAAAGTATCAAAAACCTCACCCCAATCTAGGGTTTTTTCGTCCGGCGAATTTTCGCTTTTTTTTTGATAATCTTTTTAGTTTCGTCGGCCTTGTCAGGGTTTAATGTGGCCTCTCTTATTTCCCCTATAACCTTTTCACTAAAACCCATGGAGTTTAATAATGCTAAAAACATTTCAAGGTGTTCTTTTAATGAGGCGATAAACTTCATAAGTAGTTTATAACCACCCACGTCATTAACTTCCTCTTCTCCGGTTTCAATATTAATCGTTTTTAATTCTATCTTTTTAAATTCTTTGGCGTCTTCATAGTCCATTAAATAAAGAACAACTTTACAGACATCGGACGAAATAGGGTTTTTCATCACCTCTTCAATATCAATATTTTTTTCTTTTAGGCTTATTAAGTCTTGAGGAGTACAAGGCCTTAAACTAAAGGCCTTATCAGGAATTGATAAATAAAACTCCGAGCGCCTAGGTAGTAAATCAGTGACTTTAAACTCTTTCATAATTTCCCCTTTTAAATTTTATCAAAAATAATTTATTATGATTTATTTTTTATGTAATCACAATTTATTATAGGGGGGGATTTAAGGAAAAAGATATTTCTTCAAATTGCCATGGGTAAATTAGGAGCGGGTTTAAAAAACAAAAAAACCATTTTAAACTCCGCTCTTTAAAAAACTGTGTGAATTTCAAAAAAAAAGAGGCAAACCGAAAGAATTGACTTTTTGAAAAGTCAGGGGAATTAGGGGGGGGGTAAAATTAAAATGGAAAATTTAAATCAATTTATTCATATAAGAGTGTCAGACCAAGAGAAAAATAGACTTAAATGGTTGGCCGATAAATATGCCAATGGAAATTTATCTTTATGGATGGTTTATGCAAGCTTGAATTTAGATAGAGAGTTTATTAAACCCGAAGTTTTAAATGAATCAAAAAGAAATAGGGCCAGAGGTCGAAAGAAAATTTAACTTGGAAAAATTCTCTTTCGACTCTCCGGCGTAACCTTTTAGGAAGGTTGGACCCAACGGATTTTAATAACCCCGTCTTTTGCTGAATCATACAGCATTTTTACCGTCACTTCTGACGTGCTGAAAGCCCCTCTAGAAAATGCCAGCGGCATCCCGACCGCTTTACAATTAAACGCATCGGCCTCAATCATTTCGCCCGACCCCTTTTTTTGTCCCATAATTAAGGCGCCGAAATTCGGAAATGACTGGTTGGCTTGGTTACCTATAGTAACATCCATGGAGCTCGTATTAATTGGGTTAACATAAAACTCCGCACTATCGCCTATTGTAAAGGCCGGCGTCCCTACCTTTGTGAAAGTTAAACCGAAAGTTGCATCAATCGCACTAGATGCCGAAACGTCAAGGCCACTTGCTACTTTAAGAGAATCATTTAAATAATCACCATCGGTGCCACGCCCAATATCGGCGTCACTTCCTAAATAAAGATCGAAAATTTGAGAGGCCGTTGCCACAATAATATATTTTCCAAATTTTAAATCGGCCTCATCACCAGAGGTCGCCGTCACCGCTGAAATTCCATTGGCCGCTGAAATAACCGAAGTCCCTTTAACATTGGCCGCTGTGGTAACAGACCCACTTGCCTCGGCCGCATTTGTTGTTGGAGCATTTCCTAAAAATAAAGTAAAAACAAAATCGGGATATTCAGAAAAACTTAAAGACATTTCCGCTGTTATCGCACCGTCGGCCGATTCCCATGGAAACTTGTTAGACCCTCCAACGAGGTCAATCGTTTCGCCACTAAGAGACAAACTCGACGACTCTAAAACTTTAAGCTCTCCGTAAAATTCTCCTGTCGCCCTCTGATAAGGGGAAAAACTATGAATTCCAAAAAACGTTCTTGGTGCTGATAAAGCCATTGTAAAAACTCCTTTTTTAAATATTAACCTATTGAACTTTTTATTTGTAAACCAACGGCCCTAAACTCTCTTGATTCATTTAACGTTGATAAAGGTATAGGGGCCAAAACATTAATCGATATAAAATTACTATTACTCTTTATGCTAAAATTCTCTTCAAAAATTTCTTTTAAGGCCCTTGAGTACCTAAACATTCTCGTGGCCAAATCGGTATACCCCGATTGATCGGCCAAAACTAAAACTATATTTATTATAAATTCTTGAGGCGTATTAGGTCCAAAACCAGTCCCATCAATATCCTCACACGAATAAAAAATAAAAGGGTTATGGTTAACGCTCTCATGGTCGAGGTCTTGCAAAAAATAAGCTGAATTATCAACGGTTAAAAGAGTAATTGAGTCACCCTTTTCCGTATTAATAGCGCCTATTTTAGTATTTAAATTAGTTGTTAAAATACTTTTTACATCAACCATTAATGATTCAAGATCATAGGCCATTATTTTTTACCTTTACCTTTTAGAGTTTTCATTACGTAATCATCTAAGGTTTTAATCCATAACCCTAACCGTCTTTTTATATGAGGGGAATTGGCCCATGGACCCTTCTCGGTCCCGATAACCATAAAAGGTCGGGCCGGCATTTTTCTCGTGCCTGTCTGTAAATAGGTCGGATAAGGAGCGCCTTTTTTACTCGTGACTTTCGTTCCTAATATAAGAACCTTTTTATTCAAAATAGAGGCTATTGTGTTACTATCGGTCGGATCGGTTAAAGACCTCATTAAATCACCCGATGCTTTTAAAATCGGATAAACAAAACCATATTTCATTTTTTTATATTGTTGATACCCACCGGGGAAAAATTTATCACTCGGTGGTTTTTTCTCCCAACCGGCGGCATTCTCATCGGTTAACCAATAGGCCCTAAAAGGTTTCTTTGATAAATCCTTAAAAGGCCCTTTACCTTTTAAAATAAAAAGGGCCTTATTCGTTTTATACCAAGACCGACCGATAAGCTTTAACGGTTGGCTTAAATCATCAACCTTTCGCCCGGCCCTTCTTAAGGCCCTTTTAAATTCTCCGGTCGGGTCAACCACAATCCCTTTATTTTTATCCATTACCATTGTTCTACATCCCTTTTAAAAATATGGGATAGATCATCGGAAACGGCAAAAGAATTCACTCCATCACTCGCCCGGCCTAAAGTGGCGTCACTTAATAGCAATTTACCTAAAGCTATTTCATCCAATTTTTTCAAGGCCATTGCCTGTAAATTGGTACTACTATCCTGGTCGGCCTCTGCTATTCCAGTCTTAACGGCCAAAATTCTTTTAACTCTTGATGCCACCAATTGAACGCTTATCGTCTTAATGATTTTCAGAGAATTAGAACCTGTTATAGGCGTTGCATACTTTCGTCCTACAATGCCGTCTATATAGGCGTCCTCTTGACTGATAAACTCGTCAACTTCGACCGACGTAATTCCATTGCTCGAATAAGTTAAGTTTTTAAATTCGGCCTGGACATCGGTATTAAGTGAGTACGCCATATTCTACACCTTTTTTTTAGGGCCTCTTTTTTTTCTTTGTTTAATAATAGGTTGAGGGTCTATTGAAATTTCTTCAACAATATTCTCTTCTATTAATCCTTGAATAAAATTTCCAATTATTATTATTTCATCATTATCGATTGATTGGCCTTTTGTTTTTTTAACACCATTACAACCAAAATTTTCTAAAGCCTTAAACATTGATCACCTCCTATTAAAATTTAAAAAAAGGTGGGCGTTTTAATTCCCACCTTCTAAAAAACTTTTAGGCCACGGCATTTTTAATTAAATATGCAGCACTAACATTACTTAGAAATAAATCATAATTATCTTCTACCAAAATAGCTGTCGACCCCGGAGGGTTGTTTACAGCATACTTATAAACCCTTCTTGGAGATGATTGTTGGATTCTATAACCAAGAGAAACCTGATAAGGCGCTGCACGATCGGGGACAACTGCAAAAATTGCATTTTTACCAAAGGCCGCCGCCAAAGAACTCGTTTGACCTTCGGCCGCTGACTCATACATAACTTCTGAAATGATTAACTTATCAACTCCAAAAGCAACGGCCAATTCATCATGGCTTAACCCACCGCCTCTATTATATTTATATCCTAGAGCGTCGAGAATTTTCCCAGAGAATCTTATTTGATTCCAAACTTGCCACGACATAATTAAAGCATTCGGTGGTCGGCCACATCCATCCTGTATGGTGGTTCGTGCTGTAGAGGCATCCCCAAGAGGGTCGCTATTCGTATAGTCATTCCATTGGGCCGTTCCTGATAATGTAGTATTGTTTGTAAGAGTCGATGTGTCTCCGAGCGCCGTTCCTAACGAAACTTCCTTTTCGATTAATAATTGTGTTGTGAGTCCCAAAGTTTCATCACGTAAACAATGGTAAGGAGAATCCAAATTCAGTTTATCATCGGCGGTGCAAATTCCCTCAACACCATGCCCCTCTACTGTATAAGTATCCTGACTACGAGTGACGGCCTCAACTCTTCTATACTCGCCACGGCCTCC